GCGTCTCGCGGAGATCCATCGCGGCCGTCAGCGCGGCGGATTCGGCTTCGAGCGCCTTCGCCTCGGAGACGATGGAGGCGCGTTTCTCCTGGAGGTCGCAGTCGCTGTTGATCTGCTCGGCTCGTTCGATCCTTGCGCGAATCGCGCCAAGGTCTATCGGCTCGCCCGGGTGGGCCATGTTGCGGAAGGCTAGCAACTTCTCTACGCCTTCGCGTTCCGCTTTGTCGGCGGCCATGGTCGCGGCTGCGATGCGTCCAGCGAACTTATCGCGGACGGCTTGGATCTCCGCATCCATGTCAGCCTGAAGCGCCTGAACGACGCCCGGTAGTTCGGCGCACAGCTTCTCGGCACTCTGCCGCGCCAGATTCGCCGCCTGCTCTGCGCTGGAACGCTTCCGCTTCTCGACTTCGAGCGCGGCGTTGTAGCGCGACGCCTCTTCCATCTCGGCGGCGAGCTTTGCGACGTTCACACGGGCGGGCGGGTCTGCTGGCGCCTGGATGCCTTCGGCCTGCGCCCGCAACACCTTCGCGCGCCGGTTGACGTCGGTCCGCTTCTCGAAGTCGGCCTTGTTCGCGGCTTCGAGCGCGTCGAGATCCACGTCTACCTTCGCGATGACCTTGATCTCTTCGTACTGCTCCCGGGGCTTCTTCTTTGAGAAGGCGAGCGGGTCGAACGCGAGACGACCGATGAGCGCGTCGAGCATCTTCTGCGGAGACGGGTAGACCGCGCCGTCCTTGTTCCGCACAACCATAGTGCCGCCGTGGCTGCCGGTGGCCGTGAACTTGCGCTCGACCACCATGTCGCCAAGGTCGAGCCTGATCATGGCCTTGTCGGCACCCTTGCGGATGGGCACGGACTGAATCTCTTCCTTGCCGCCCAAGGCCCACCAAATCGCGTCCAGTACGGAGCTCTTGCCGTGACCGTTCCGTCCGGTTACCTGCACCAGCGGGCCTTTCGGCGTGATGCGCACGGCCTTCAGCTTCTTTACGTTTTCTGCTTCGAGTTTAACGATTACCATGTCACTTACGCACTCCATGCCAACTGTTTGAAATCCTCGTCGACTAGCGGGTCAATGAAGGCCCTTTGCCTCCAGGGACGGTCGCCAAAATGCCTCTCGCAAGTGGCGAAACGCTCCAGCATTCCCTCGACTTCCACTCGCGCGTTTTCCCACGCCATCAGTAACTGGCCCTGCACGGTCGGACGGAACGTGCGAATGCGAACCTCGTGCGGCGGCGCGCTCTCGACGAACGCAAAGACGTAGTCGCGGCAATCCTTCATGGGCGCGCGCTCACCCTTGCCGTCGACGATTGACGCGACCAGCGAGTAGAAGTACGCGCGCTGGCGATAGCGAAAGTTCCAGATCGCCCGGGTGACGGATTCGTCGAAGCCGTAGCCCTCGCCGGCTGTGATCGTCTTCGGATCCAGAATGAACTTCTCGGCGAAGAAGTCGGGCCGAATCTTGAGCCGTAGCCCGGTCTTCGGGTCCGTGGCGAAGATGGATAGTTCCCGCTTGCCCGGCTGGCTCAACAGGTGCTCCATCTGCGGCTCATTGCGAAGCGCCCGGGCAGCGGTCTCGACGCGCTCCCACGTCTCCGCGGTGAAGAGCGTCTTGCCCTCGTTCGCCTTCGCGTGCTCAGCCGCGAGCACGTCGGCGATCGGCACCGTGGGGTCAATCTCGTGGACTTGCCGGATCAGATCCTTTTTGAGCTTGCCCGGCTTCACGTCGCGCGACTTCAGCCAGCCGTTGACATCTTCGACGGTGCGGAGGGTGCCTTCCGGCAACTCCAGTTCCCGGTAGTACCGCTTCTCAAACTCTGCCGGCTCCAGGATCGCCGTGTGCAGCGCCTGGCCGAACACGAGCGCACGGGAAGGCTCTTCTGGCTCGCGGTCCGGATTCCGGTGCAAGTGCCAGTAGCGGAGCGGGGAAACGACAAAGTCGTCGAGTGCGCTGGAACTGAGGCCGGGGGCTTTCTGGTACTCGTCGAAGGGCATCCCGTCGATGACTTCGAAGGTGGCGGCGCTCATTGCTTCACGCTCGCTTTCGTGTAGTCGTCGCCGGCCGCCGGGGCCATATTCGCCACGAGTTGCTTGCGCACCTCCCCGAGCACGGCCAGCATCTCGGTCGCGTCGATGAGCGAACTCAGCAGTGTGTCTCGCACCGCCTGCACCATCTCCGCTCGCAGCGGGCGGTTCTGGAGGTGGAAGGCAGCGTCGCGGATCTGCTCGGGGGTGAGGCCAAGCGCCTGCGCGTGCTCGAATAGCCGACCGGCGTTGATGCGGTCCTGGATGTCCGTTTCCTGTTTTTCAGTTGGATTCGCCATAGCAGCGCCTTTCCACGCGAGAGCCGCCAGTCGGGCCGTTCTTTGGCACCGTGAAATAGTCGAGGATGTTTACCAGTGCTTTCTTTGTCTCTGGAGTGCCGCGCCGTGGATCTATTGGGGTAACTCCAAAATCCTGTTGCAGAACTTCCAGGATCATCGTGGCCGCTTCGTTGAACGCGGTCTTCTTGTTCCATTTGATTGACGACATCAGATTTCCACCTCCACTTCGAAGAGTCCGAGTTGACCGCTCATCTCCCGGAACTGAAGCGGGCGCGGGTCTTTCAGTTGCCAGCCGACCGGGCCGAAGTACCACTTCGAAAGCGGCCCGTAAGCCATGCCGAACACGTCAACCATGCCGACGATTCCGCCGCGTTGGAGTTCGCCCATTGGTGGCACGGTCACGCCGAGACTGGCCGCGAACTGCGCCGCCTCGTCGTAGCTGATCTCGGTCATCTTCTTTGAGGCGTGAATGACGAGCGGCCCGCGGTGGCGCGTGGCCCACGTGCGGTTCGCGATATCCTTGCCGCCGTGAATGATCAGCCATGCCCACGGCTGCTGAACCGAAAGCGCCTTGACGATCACTTGGCACTCTCCAGCATCAGCGGCCCACGATTGGCTTCCGCCTCAAGCAGCGCCGCCCACACGGTTTTGCCGGGCGCAACCTCGCGATACGGCGCGAACACTTCAGCCGGCTCGACCATTCCGGTTTCGATCAGCGCGAATTGCGCCTGGACCCACCGCAGAACGAGTCGCCATGCCGTGCGCTCGGCTTGTTCGCGAGAAACGTTCCCACGGCACTTGCGGCGCATCAGGCTCCACACAGGCTCGACGCGGGCAGGCATCGAATACAGCGCGGGCTCGGCACCCTTACGTGCCATCAGCCACTGGAGGCCGACGAGCCGCCCGCTCTCGTAGGTCTGATTGATCGACGTTGCGCCGTGGCGGATGAGGATTGAGACGATCTCGCCGGCGGTCTTCGACGGATCGACTGACGTGGTTCCCATGTAGATGCTCAAGCGGCACGCTCCACTTCTGCTTTGCGCACCTCGCCGAAGACGCTGCCGGAGCCATCTGAAGAGATGGATGCCTCTAGCTCGTTGTCCGACCGCCACGGCCCCGGCGCGGCTGCGGCGTGCAGCGCCTCCAGCGCGTCCAGGTCCACTTGCCCGCTCATCGCGCACCTCCCTCGACGATGTTCAGCACCTCGCGCGTCCACACGTGCCCGGTGTCGGCGCTCTCCAGGACGGCCCCGGGCGTGTCCAGCGCCGTGCGAACGGCTGCCAAGAACGCCTGCACAATCGGCCGCTTAGAGCCGTCCTTTTCGACGATGAAATACGTGGCTACCATCTCGACAACTCCCTCTTCAATTCGCTTTTGATCCTCGACGCGCACCCGGCGTGCATGTCGCCCACGGGCGAGCGGTGATACCTGAGGCCCACCAGCGTGGACCGGCAAACGTAGCAGCCGGCCGTGTGGCAGGACCGGCCCTCGTACCGCTGACGGGCCTTGCGTGCCTTGGACAGGCGGCCCATCACCACTGCCAGGCGGCGACGTTGGATCGCCTGACGGTCGCTGATGAGGCCGACCGGCTTGGAGCCCTCGACAACGGCAGGGGCCGGCTGCGTGCTCTTCGCCGGGATCAGCGATTCCCCGCGAAGCCAATCGTGAGCTTTTTCGCGATGCCTCCAGAAGTCTTTCCGGGCAAGCGACTTCGCAATGAAGTAGGCCGACAGCCGCGCGTAGATGTCGATGCGGGACGGTCGCCATGGGGCGCCGGTAGCGACACCGAGTACGCCGATGAGAACGCCGAAGAGGATGAGGAGCGCGCCGATCGTGATCGTCAGCATGACGGCCACGCTTTCGTTGCGATGACGACCACGAGGCCCGCGATGATAAACAGCAGCAGGATGCAGGCGCCCTGCGCGGCATTGCGCTGTGTCGTGACCAGCAAAACCTCGTCGGCTGTTTCGGCGAGCACTTCGTTCTCGGCTTTCGCTACCTTCAGGGCCTGCTCGGCCTTGGTCAGTTGACCCTTGAGGTAACTGATCTCGATCTGCTCAATGGTTAGGCTCGGTGTCGTCACCACGCACCGCCCACTGCCACTTCGGCGACCTTGGCCGCGAACGCGCCGAGCGTCAAAATGATGAGCATCGCCACGTAGCCAAGGAACAAAATTGTGATCGCCTTGATCGCGTTTTCTGGCGTGATCAGCCCAAGAATCTTCTTCGCCATCCTCTCTATCCCTCCCATGTCACGTTCACCTATCCCCTGTTGGCCACCCGAACCGGTTCACCGTTCCCGCGATGAAATTGCTCGGCCCGGATGCCCAACGGGAGGCCGTGTTGCCACGACTGCCCGTAAGTGCGTCTCGTAGTTGTTCCCTTGTTCGGCTTTCCTCTCTTCCTCCTCCGTGCGGAGGGCGGGCGGCTTGACGGCTAAAGGACATCGGCACTCATCAAGCCAACCGGCTGTTAAGCCACCGCAAGCCACCCGCGCCCCGCACCGGGGCTACCAAGCCTCCTTGCACTCCTTGAGTCGGTACGAATTCTCGATCCATTGACCGCCGCGCGTGGTGCAATCGGCTTCCATGCGACGGTCTTCTGCGGCGGCCCAGACAATCAGACCGAGAGCAATTGCCACGACAGCAACCACTACGCAGATTGCGAATCCCAACAACGCTGCGTTTTGCGTTTGCTTTTCTTCGTCTTCGTGCTGCATGTTTCCTCCTTTGTTTGTGGGCCGGTAGACCGGCCCACCCGTTGAGACTGGCTACCGCTTCGCGGCCCGGTAGCACCCAAAAGCCAGAAGCAGCCCGGCCATATGGAGCGTGCTTGGCTCTGGGACCGCCTCATACTTCACCGAGGCCGAAGCGTTGAACGGCAGCGGGTCCGAGCCCGGCCCGCCCGTGACCAGCGCGGAGAAGTTGGGCAGGCCCGCCACGTCCACCCAATCGCCCACGGCGGTGCAAGCGCCAAGCGTCTGGGTTGTGCCATTGGTGGCACCCGTCGCGGTGCATTCGAGGGCGGGAAAGCCAGCAGCGGCCAGCGAGAACAGCACGGCCATCGAAGGGCCAGCCGAGGAGTTGTCCTGGAACGAGCCCGACAGCACGAGCCGCGCACGAGCCGCAGCGGGGTCACCGGGGCAGGCGAACAGTTGAGAGCCCGCCGTGGCGCTATCGACCACCGTCGATTGCGCGGGCGTGCACTGCACGATGCCAGCCTGCAACGCGCTGGCCAGCAAAACGGACGACAAAATAAGCTTCATCTTTTCCTTTCGAGTCCAAAAATCGGGGCGGGTGCGTATCCCGCCCCAGGAACACCAATCCGTGCCCCAAGAGCGCGGCCCCGAGTGAGAGAGTGAGCCGCGCACCTGAAGGCCAGCCCACGAGGGGAGGGCTGGCTCCAAAGACTCACGCGGCGTCGCGCAGCACCGACTGCACGCGACGCCGCGGCGAGCGACCGTCGACGTAGCAGGCGATGGCTTCGACCGGCGCACCGGCCTTGAAGCGGCTGACGATCTCGTATTCGCTGATCGGGGAGGCACGATTCGCGCCCCGATCTCGTGATGCTCCTGCGACTTGCGGCATGGGCGCTTGCTGGGCTCCGACCCTTGCGCCACGCTTAGACAGGATGCTGATTACGTTGTTTTTCATCTGAGTTCTCCGAGGGTATTGGGCGTTTCCTCCCGGTCTTCCTCCGTGCCGTCTACGCGGCCTTGGCTGCGAGGAGCGCGAGTCCGAGTGCGGTCATAATGGCGAGCCGGACAAGCTGACGCTCTTCGGCGCTCACTGCCGAGTCCCCGCGCTCAGATAGTTCTGAAGCGCATCCACGGCAAGCTCTGAAATCTCACGGCGTTCCAGTGCGGCTGACGCCTTGACTCGCGCCCAGAGGTCTTCTGGTACAGTAATTTGTACTTTCTTTTCTGTTACCGCTTGCTGTTCCATGTGAACCAAGTATGCGTCATGACGCATTTGGCGTCAAGACGAATTTTGCGTCTTGACGCAACGAGGTGGGTAGGATTTTTCCTATGTCGGCAGAAATACGATACACGGTCAGATTTGATCCAGCCGAGCACGAGCGGTTCCGCGTGCTCTACCCGGCGCGCGGCTACCGGACGCTACAAGACGCAATCCTTGCCGCGCTACGCCAACACCTCGACGCGACCCAGGACGTACTACACCCACAATCTGACGGGGTGCAATCGACTCCAGGCCACGACTCGCGGCACAATGCCGGAGTGCCACCGGAGATCCGGCGAGCACTGGACGCCTTGACGGCGGCGATAGTCGCGTATGCCAGTCGAACGGTTCCCGGGGAACAAGATTCCAATGGTCCGCACGCCGATCCCGCAACAGCGCTTGCGGATGCTGAGAGACTTGCGGCAGAAGCAGCGCGAATTGCGGCTACTGGAAAGCCAGATAGCGGCGGAGGTGCTGGCGGAGATCGACGTGGGCGCCCCGGTAGAGGTGGGAAAGCTTAGTCTCCGGGTGGAGGTCAGGCAGGCGGGGAGGAGTCAGCTTAGGCGGCTGATCGTGGAGTAAGCGTTTTTGGCGGAGAGTGGAGGATTTGAACCCCCGCATCCCGCGAAGGATGGCTACCGGTTAGCAACCGGACGCCTTACCGGACTCGGCCAACTCTCCAAAAGTGGCGGAAGGTGAAGGAATCGAACCCTATGGCTTGCGACCATCCCCGGTTTTCGAGACCGGTTGCCGACCATTCAGCGGCACCTTCCAAGGTTGAAAAGTGAAATGGTGGAGTGGCTGAGATTTGAACTCAGACCCTTCGGGTGCGAACCGAGAGCTCTACCAAGTTGAGCTACCACCCCAAGGTGGTTTTATGCTCGGCTGGATGATCGAGAGGAAGTGGAGCCGCAGGCAGGACTTGAACCCGCAACCGACCGCTTACGAAGCGGCCGCTCTACCATTGAGCTACTGCGGCTCAAGGGCGTTCGTGTTGTGGATTCGAGGTTCATGCGAACGATTTCAGTGTAGCACGCGGCAACAGAAAAAGCCCCGCCGCTTGCGCGAACGGGGCCTAGGGCGGGCGAGGGGAGAACGCTACTTGAGCCTGCCGCCGCGCAACGTGCCGCCGCGCATGATCGTTCCGGTTGCGCTGCCGCCACCACCGCCAGGCGCGATTGTGACACTGAACGATCCGCTTGCCGAACCTACGGTGTCGGTCACTCGCACTGTAGCCGCGCAGGTGCCAGCCGTTGGAGTCGCCCCGGAAAGCACGCCATTGCTGGCCAGCGTGAGCCCGCAAGCCGCAAAGCTCCCACTGGTTGTGTCCCACGTAGCCGCGCCAGTGACGGAAGCGGTGAACGTGAAGGTGTAGGGGGTGCCAGCCGTTCCGCCTGGCAGGGGTGATGTGCTGCTGATCGTCGGCGGTGACGGCGGGGCTCCGTCTTGTACCACGTCAATAGCCCCAGCGCCGATGCTGGCGCATGTCAGGGTGTTGTCTCCCGTCACGACCGCCACGTCGTTGCAGACCACGGTGCCGCCTAAGCGGACATCGTAGGTGCCAGCCGCAAGGCCAGAGGCCGTGTACCGCGTTGTTCCTGCCGTGGTGACCGCAGGGACCGAGGTCGCGAGCGTGGTCCCGCGAAGAAACATGACCGTTGCGCCGGCCATTGTTGCGCCGGTCCATGAGGAGTTCGGATTGAGGGCGGTGGGGCTGACTGCCGCCGCGCTCGTTCCGATCCGATGGATCGTCAGGTTCTCCAGCGATGTGGCGGACGAAGAGCACGAGCCAGAGCCAGGGCAGGCGCGCACTCGAAACGTCGTAGCCGGTCCACCGAGCGGTGAACTGTAGGTGCTGGTGTAGTGCATCGTGATGGGCGAGAGGAACGCCGTATCAATGGTCTTGGTCCCAGCCGCGTTGGCCGAGGCCACTGTTGCGCAGCCGCCACCGCCGCAGGCCGTCGAGCCCTCGCCCGCGTTGCCGCTGTTGACGTAGTGGTGGTACGTGTTCAGTTCTCGCCCGCTCGACGTGTCCAGCAGGTCGTAGATGAACAGGTATTGCTGTTCACCCGAGGCCTTGTGGTGGATGATGTGCCGCTCGTTGCGGGACACCGCCGAGCCCTGCGCGGACCACATAGGCGCAAGATCGAGCGACACGGCCATGTAGTCGCTTGATGTGCGCCCTTCGCGGTTCGGATGCCCAGCCCAGCGCGGCGTGGCGCTTACGTGGTGCTCGATAGATGACGCGCCGTACAGGTCCACGTATATGCCGCGATTGCGATTCAGTCCGGGGATGTGGAAGATGTTGCGCGTTTCATAGTCGGTGTTGTAGGCGCCCACCGCGCCCGCGTTTGCCGCGTTGAAATTGTCGGAGGCCATCAATAGATCGCCGCCGACGTTGATACTGTACTCGCCCGCGCGGCTGGCCGACTTATCGCCGATGAACCCGCCGCCGTCGATATCGATGGCCGTGTCTGTGTTAGACGGGTACGCCGTATTGCTCCAGCCCGTCCGCGAGATCACGCGAGAGTAGCCAGTTGATCCGGACGGAGGGCACGATAGCGAGCCCTGGGTGGCGCAGGGGGTCAGGTCTACATCGCGGAAAATGAACTGCGTCGGCCCGCTGGTGTAATCGACGGGCGCAATGCGGGTATCCGTCATCAGGAACATTTCGGCGGCGTATAGGGGGTTCGGCACCGGCATGGATCGCACGTTGTTATACCAGTGCATTGCCTTGCCGGATTCGGCGTGCGTTGGATCGAGGTAGGACGCCGCGATGAAGCCGGTGGCCCGACCCGATCCAAGGTCGAACATATTGATAGCGGCATCACCACCCCAGGGCACGATCAAATTGAGTCGTGAAGCGTTTGACCCAGGAGCCCACATGAACCTGTGGCCGGTGCCGAAGTAATCCAGGAACGGAGCGCCAGTGAGATCGGGGCCGCTCACGAAGCTGTTACGGAAAAGGGATACCGTCATCGGAACCGCGCGAGTCATGCGGGCGGGGTGGTAGTTGCCGCCGCCAGACGTGAATCCGGTCCAGTAGGCAGCCAGCCAAGGCCACGTGTAATCGAAGAAGTACACGGAGTTCTCAGACAGCATTCGGATAGCATCCGCGCTCTCATCCGCTAACACCGCTCCGATTGCCATCTTACTCAGCCCCTTCTGTACCACCATATTGCTGATGTTGCTCACGCCCGAGCCTGTCGTGGTGTTTCCGCCGGCCGTGGGGAAGTAAAGCGGGTGCGCCAGCGGGCTGCCGACGTGGTGATTCATGAAAGCCACGGCCCCACAGCGGCCCGTGGTCCACGCCGGAATTTTCGAGACGGCGCCTGACGGATTCCAGCCACCCGATACGGTGGCGCTTGTGTCGCTCGCGATGGAAACCACGTAGGCGTACTTCGCCTCGGTGCCATCGTACGAGGTGCTTTGATCACGAATCATGTCTCCCACGGCAAGCTGAGAAAGAAAGCTCGTGCCCGTGCCGTTCATGGTGCCGTTCGCGCGCACGGACACCCCAGACGAAGACACCGTGCCGGTAAGGTTGGTGCGGGTGGGCATCGTGCAGTCGCGCGTGAATGCGCCGTTCAGCATCTTGGCTGCGAACGTGGAGCGCTCGCCCGTGGTCATCTCTGAGCGAATCGCTGTGTACGCCTTCGCCGCGCTCCAGAGATAAAACCCGATGTAGTCGGACTCTGGGACTCCGCAGTTGCTCGTGGTGTCAATGCAGAATCCGCTTTGAAACGAGGTGTCGGCCTTGTTCAGTGAAGCCTTGGCCACCGTGAGAGCGGCGGTGTCAGCGCGGTTGATGTACCATGCCAGCGCGAACCGCGCCGCCTCCTCTAACCGAAAGTCGAACATGGGAAAAGCCGTCGCCGCCTCTACCGCCGCCCGGCTGGTCTGGACGCTGATCCATGCCGGGTTTCCGCCATGCGCCTGTCCAGACACGGTGAGGTCCGAATTGTTGTAAGTGCCATCGGTGACGTTCGCCGTGGTCCACGTGATCGTCGTAGATGTCGGCACCGTCGCCACGGTGAAGAACGCGCTTGTGCTGGTGCTGGCCGTGGGGCAATTCAGATCGGCATCGCTCGCCGAGTACACGCATATCTTATTCCCAACCGCGTACCCGTGAGCAGACGTGAATGTCGCTGTTGCCGTGTTGCCAGAATCCACGATGCTGGTGAGTTTGCCGTTGTGGACAGCCGCCGCGAAGTGAATCAGGTTTGTGTTCTCGCCCAGCATGAATCTGGGGTGGGCGGTAAGTGTGTAGTCTGCGACCTTGCCAGCCACCTGCACGCCACCGGACCACACGAACGGGTTACTGTCGCCGTTCGACCACGCGCCAGAACCAGCTACATCAACGTCTGAAGTGTCCGTGATCGTGAACGTGGTAGACGTGGGCGTGGCCTTCACCTTGCGAAGTCCGTTCGCCGCGAGGTTGCCGGCCACGTTCGCGATGCGGATGACATCGCCCACCGCGAAGTTATGCGCCGCCGCACACGTGATCGAGATGGGCGTCGTGTTTGATGCGCCCGGCGTCACAATCCGGCATTGCCGGTTGTTCTGCTGGCGAAGCTGCACTACGGTCTGCGAAAACCCCAGCGCGGCAAACAGGAGAAGAATCAGGATTTTCATGAGTTACCGTGCCGGTGACACTTGAATCCCGTAGTAATCCCACAGTGCAACCGTTGCTGTTCCATCTGTGGATTGCACGGACATCGCCGGATTGAAAGCGTAATTGTTTGGGATGGCCGCGATGGTGATATCGCAGCCTGACGCGCAGGCCGTGCGCTCGGTGGAGTAGGAGCCGCCGTCCACCTTCAGCGCGAACCTGTAGGTGCCAGCCACGAGCGTGCGGATGCGCACATGAACTACCGAGTTGGCCGTGGGCGCGACGGTCGTATCGAAGGTGTTGCATGTGCTATTGAGGCAGGCCACGAACATCCAGTTCGTGTCGGTCCCCGCCACGAACCGGAGGAACAACCCGTTCGTGGGGGTCGCCACGATGTCACCGTTACGGAAGAACCCGACGCGGTAACCGCTGGCTGCTGTCCGCTGCGGCTGGAACACAAAATGGGCCTCGAAGATTTCGGTGTTGATGTCTGGCAGGATAGTGCCATACCCGTCAACATTGAGGGCGATGTAGCCCAGGGCGTTGGTGACCGAGTGCGAATACGTACATGGGATGCGCGCGTTGGTGATGTTGTTCGTGCCAGCGCTTGTCGAGATTGTTCCGCCTACCGCAACCCATCCGAGAGAGCCAATCTGCTGCGAGTTGGGCGAGCCCGCGCAGAACTCATCCACCAGCGGGGGCGGGGTGCCAGGGTCAACGGAAACGCTGCCACCACTAGGGGCGGTTCTCCATTGGTTATCGCCGTACAGGACTGTCGTGTTGTCCGCCGTGCCCGTACCAAGCCGCGCAGGGGGGACCGTGCCGGTAAGCTGTGTTGCCACGATGCTCTTATTCGTCAACGTCTGCGTGGCCGTAAGCGTCACCGCCGTGTCGCTGCCGGCGGGGAACGTGGTCGTGGTGCCATCCTGCCAGCGGATGATGCGCTCGGTGCAGCCCGGCGAGTTCACCGACCGCTCGATAGCGGCGCTACCCGTCCAAAAGTACTGCGCGACCGTTACGCTCCCCGACGTCGCGCACAAGGCCAGCGACGGGAAGCCGGTGGGCAGTACCACCGTGCGCGGCGTGCTGTCCTGCGTGAACTCGAAGCTCAGCAGATCGCCCGCCGATGCCCCGCTCAGCGTCGAAGACGTGACATTGCTCGTGAGCGTCTGCGTCCACTGTTGAACGGCGGAGGATCGCGTGTATGTCGGCGTGGCAGAGTGGGTCACCGCCGTACGCGTGATCGAAGTTCCACCGCCGCCGCCGAGTCGCGTCCAGGTGTTCGTGCTGGTGCAGCCATACCAGTTCAGGCCGGGAGTCTCGTCGGTATCGAAGAATACCTCGCCAGCGGTGCAAGTGGCCGGAAGTGTGGTCCCCATTGGCGGCATCATTTGCCCGAGCGCGCGAAGTCTGCCGTAGATGCTGCGGTCTCCGTAGATGTCGCGCTGAGCGAGCGAGATGGACGCAAAGAGCAGTCCAGCGAGAAGAAGTCGAATGTTCATATGTCTGGTGATCTCCTTAGCGGCCAACGATGCAATGCCCGATGGCTGAACCGACGAAAGCGAAAGTCGTGATATTGGAACTGGTAGCGGTTGCGGTTGAGTACCCGATGCGCTGGCCCGTGTCGCTGTAGCAGCGGGCAAATACGGTTCCGTTGAGGTTGTGGGTAATCGCCAGCGAAGCGCCCGAGATTGCAGCGCCCGCCGTTTGCGTCACGAGGCTGCCGGATGGCAGTGTGTCGCCCACTACGACTGGATCGGAAGAGATGATGATGTTGCCCGTCTGCGCTGACGAGAAAGTGAGGACCAGGGCATACGTGGAAGGGTTGCAGGTTACGGTATCCGGCTCAACGGCGAGCCCACCCACCCAGACGGCGTAGGCCAGCGAGCAAGTATTTAGGTTGTGCGCCGCGGCGGCGATAGTCCACGTCGTCGCGGCCGGCGATATGGTCGCAGTGTAGGTGCCGACCACCGCCCCGCTTGCTCCGCCGCTGCCTGCCACCCCAGCGCGGCAAACCACATTTGTTCGCAGGCGGGAGAAGTTGGCGGTTACCGAAGATGTTGTGCGGTCGGTAAGAAACGGGATTCGTTGAGTGATCGGCGAAAGATCGCCAGTAACGTGCCCTCCGCTGAATCCGGTGCCACTGTCGCATGAAACGGACACAGAGCCGAGCGTGGCGCTATCGAGTCCAAGCGAAGAGATATCAATAACCATTGCGGAAATCGGGCCGGCCGCTTCCTGCTGCACCTGTGCCGAGATAGGCAGGCACACGAGTAGCGCAATGAGAATCTTGGTCATGGGTTGGCTCCTTGGGAGGGGTGGGGAAGGGTGGGGCCGGTTTCAGGTCGGCCCCAGTGTGGTGGTTAGCAGGGATCGCCAGGCGCGCCGCAAACCGGAGATGGCTCGTCGAACGTGGACACCACGCCGCCGCTGCCCGCTTCCTTCTTCTGTTTGCAGAACGCCTTGACCATTGCCTTGAGTTCGGCGATTTCCGCTTTGCTGAGGCCCGAGACTTCGAGCTTGATCTTCCACTTTTTCATGAGCACCTCCAGATGATGTAGCCGAGTAGTGGCACGTAGAGCGCCGCGGCACCGATGACTAACCAGCGCCGCCGCTTGTCAGCAGCCTGGAACTTTTGAACTTGGCGTTCGAGTGATCCCACCCGAACCTCTAGCCGATATTCGAGTGACAATGTTCGCGGCCTGCACCGTCTCAATGCCGAATCCCCCTGAATTAATTATGAGGGATTTATCCGCCTTTTCGATACGGTTTCGTTGATCGCCCACGCCAAGAAAAGGCCAGCAGAGCACAGTAATGCAAGGGTGTTTACAGTTCCCACCCGTTCGCGGGTAACGGCGAATTGTTCGATGATTGCCCGAAATACCCGCATCGAATAGTAAGCCAGCAGCCACCCATGAACGCGCCCGACTGATGCCGCCGCCAGGAGCGCGCCAGTGCACCCGAATGAGCCAGCCTGCCTCACCATGAGAGCCGCCCGCCGTCCGGTGGGCCAAGCCTCCGAGGTAAGCACGATTGACCACGCCAGCGCCCCGGCGCCGATTGCCAGCCCGATCCCGAGCGGCGCGCCGCGGGTGGCAATTCCGATGGCCACGAACTGAAACACGAGCGAGAGCACTTCCGTGATCAGCCAGGTGTTGTAGTATGCCGGGCTCTTGATGGTGAGTTGCCACAGCGCCAGGCCGCGCAACACGTCGAAGATGAGGTACGCCGCCCACCAGTCGCGCCGACCGGATCGCCAAAGCGCGCAAACCAGCGCCGCCTCGGATGCCAAAGACAGGCCCCATGTCCAACGGATCACGCTTTCAGTTTATGCAGAACCGCCGCTCTAACGCGGCAAGCTTCTCTTTGACTTGTCGTCTGAGGTCAGCGAGAGTTTGTTGAGGATGGTGCTCTGGCGTTCCTTCAACAGCACGATCGCGTCGCGCATCGTTTCCGAGTCGCCCGTCAGCTTCTCCGCCATGTGTTCCGTTGCTCGCGAGAAGCTTTCCAGCGCCTTCTCCACGACCACCATCACGCGCAGCATCTGCTCCTGTGCCGCTTTCGCGTCCAAGTGCAATTTCTGATTCTCGCGGTACAGGTGGACGAGCGCCCCACTCAGGGCCACGACCGCGGCGAAGAGCGCGGCGTTCAAGCTTTGAGGTTCCGGCATTCGTTTTCACACTCGCTCCCTTGGGGTTTTTACCACGCGATTGTCTTTCCGGTCATGTCATAGCGCCAGCGGGCGCGAGTGCCGCGGGCGTCCACGTGGAATCGGCCGTAGCCGAAGCCCACGCCGCCCTCGCGGAATACGGGGATCATGTTCACCGCCGCGTACAGTTCAGCCGGCCGCACACTCATCACGAGGATGTCAGCCGCGTCTCCCTTGAGGTGCCGCGAGTTTAAGGCACCAAGCACACTGGGGCTTGCGTTGTGCTTGGCGCACCGGCACCCGCTGAGGATCTGAACCGCTCCCACGATGTTGCGGAGCGCCTGGAGGCCATCCACGAGCGCCGGCGACACGTCGCCAGGCTGGAGGCCGAATCCGCAGCCGCACTTGCAGGCAAACTCGGAGCGGCTAAAGTTGGCGGAAATATCACCCACTGCGCCGCCTCATCTGGACCGTGATCGTTATGTCAACGGGCTTGCCGTCGAGCAGATCGTCAAGGATGGGCGCTTCGGCCAGCGCCGCGCGTGTGGCGAGCATGGCTTTCTCGGCCAGCGCCTCGCCCACTTCCTCATCGATCTTGCGGAACGGCCACGCCGCGCCCTTGCCGATCTTTTTGAAGAATCCGACGATGTTCATTTACGCGCTCCTCTTGATCGAAGTCTTGTAGATGATCTCCTGCGATGCAAACGAGAAGACCGCGTTGACCACGAACTGCATCCAAGCGGAAGCCGAAGGCACCGTGATCGTGAGCACGCCACCAGCGTCCACGCTCCCGCTCCATGCGACCGTGAGCCCGGCTGAAGTGGCAACGGCGATGATGCGCGAGAGCCAGCGGTTTAGGTCGTCGCTGTGCTCGTTGACCCAGGGCAAGAGGCTGGACCGCTTGGCGCATTCGATGAGCCGCGCCGCGATGTAGGCGATGGCCACTTGTTCGGTTAAAGCATCGGTATGCATCATTGAACCTCCACGATGAACGCTTTGCGCGACGGGTCGAACGATCCCAGCGCACGCACGGCCGGCGCACAACGGCCCGGCTCCAGCAGCACGGCGGGCATGTCGCTGAGCCACGGCCCCGCGTCGTCGAATTGCCGCCGCTCCTGCGCACGGGCCGCGCTGTCGGCGTCGCCCACGAGCTTCAGCCCGCTGCCGATCACCGATAGGCCCGCCGCTTGCCAGCCGTTGAGCTTTAGCCCGCCTGACGCACCGAAGCCCAGCACCGCGCCCGCTACAGCCGGGGCCGCGATACCGAGCACGCGCCAGAGGCCAGCCGCCCGCGATTGCGACCGCTCGACGGTGGGCCGCGCCAGCGTCTTATCGACAACGGAGATGCCAGAGGCGACTATGGCCATTTCGACCTGGCCGGGGTCAAGCTCTTGCGGCGTCTTAGTGGTGTTGCAGATGCGGAGGCTGTACAGCGCCGCCCCTCGTGGAAATTTCCCGGTAAGGGACAACAGCGTTTCCGGTGGCATGCGCGACACCGCCACGGTCAAGCGGGGCGCTGGTTCGGCGTTGGGCGGAACGCCCACTATCATCCGCGTCCCCGGCTCCACAACCAAGCCAGTCTGCGCATCAACCGTCTCATTTTCTTTGACGGTTGCGGCCTGCGAGAACATGGCCACCACGCCCGAGAACTTGAGCGAGTGCGAGTCCCAGTCTTGCGCGAGCGCGGGCGCGGCCAGCAACAGAAGGATTCTAGCGGTCATAGTCCTTTTGCCAATACAAGAACTGCGTTCCGGGTTGACCGAAGATTCCCGAGATGGCGTACAGGTAGCAGCCGTACACATCGCCGCTGCCCTTCTCGGTGTACTTGTCGCCCGCCTTGGCCGTGCGCGAGGTGTTGCGGTAAGTCGGCCAAGCCCGGATAGGCGGCTTGATTTCTTCGCCCACCGGGGAAGCGCCCGCCGTCTCGGCCTCGAAAACGAACGGCTGGAATTGCGGCATCGGCACATTCGGCGTAGCGATCTGCCAGATAGCCACGAGCACCGAGTACGGCGTCAGGAGAATCTGGCGCACGTCGGCATCGTAGAACTGGCCATGCTTGAGAAAGCGGCACATGGTCGAAGTGCGCAGCGACGGCGCACCATTCGCCCCGGTGTTCACGATGGAAGCCCAATCGCCAATCGTTGCGCCGCTGCTGCGCTCGATGTAGTCAAGCGCCGCCTGCAACTCGGCATCTTCCCACTTGAGGTTTTTGAGGCGCGGGTGTTCGTTGTACACCCCGTTGCAGAGGTCGTTGGGGTCGTGGATGCCCTCGGCGGGCAATGGGCGGATGTTGCTCATGGGTGTCTCCTGTTTCTCTGGCGCGCCAAGCAGCGCGTCGATGATGGGGTGGAAGAATTGGGCGATGCGGGACATGCTAGGCCCCGATGAGGTTGAGCCACGCGAGGCGAACCGCATAGCCTGGGATGGTGGTATCAATGTTGCGAGTGAACCACATACGCACCCGCCACAGCGCCGGCGCGGGCAGCGCGGGGGCCTCCTCCGCTTCATCGTTGTGCCAATGCCGCCAGTATTCGAGGATCTGCTCCGCGCTCGGTTGCAGCGCCCCGACGAATGCCAACACTTCGCGCGTTACGGGCACGCCGAAGTCCGCTTCGGCTGCTTCGATTGCGCCCTTGGCCAGCACGGCCTGTTGCCGGGACGCTAACCCGAGGGCGATTTGGTATTGATCTACGGTTAGTTTCATAGAGAGATCCCGTGGCTGTGCGCCGGGCTTCCGGCGCTGTCGGTCGAGCCGGTGTGCCCGTGGGTGGTGGAAGCTTTGCTATCGATCTGCGTTTGCAGATCGTCCAGCAAGGCGTAAAGGTCAAGCTCGACCGCAATCGCTCCGGCGAGGGATGCTTGGCTCAGGAAAGAAACTGCGTCACTTCCGTCGTTGACAAGAACGTCCCCGAGCCCGCCAGGGCAATTGACCTCCGTCGAGTCGCCCAAGTCGATGCGATCCGCCCAAAGTCCGCCGCCCACGGCGCGTTTGATGGGCACGTTGTCGCCGCCCGTGATGTTCACTGACGTGCTGTCGCCAAGCGCCACTTTTTTGAAGCTCAGTGTGCGCGGGCCAGTGCCGGTGAGGTGCAGCACGTTGCCAGCGGAGCCATCGCCGGGAAGCTCTGGATTGACCGGGATATACGACCACCCCGTGTTTCCGGTGCCGCTGGTCTTGATCCACAACATGCGATCCGCCGCACCAGAGACGTCGAGATATTGCGAACCGGGCGCGGCAGTGCGCGTACCTTCCGGCGATCCGCTGCCGCCAGAAATCCAAGATGTGCTCAGGTTGCCCAGGAATATCTTGCCCTGAAGGAAAGCATCCCCGTTGCTGGCAATCGTCATCAATACAACGCCGTCGCGCTTGATCGCTAGGCTGGCCGATGGGTTGGCACCAGTGCGGTCAAACTCGATTTCCATGCCGCCATCGCCAGACAGGCGCGGGAAGCCAGAAGCAAGGCTCAGTTCCGCAGCGCCGCCCGATCCGCGAAACGAGTGACTACCGTCGATCTGGATTGGGCCGTCCAGGATGTACATTCCCTTGCGGCTGACCACACCGTAGGAGGTATCGGCCACGGGCTCAAAATCGTTGTCGAGTCGCAAGATCTCGCGAGCGGAGTCGTAGTACATGCCGAACACTTTGGAGCCCGTCGCTGCCCCTGGTGCGTGGCCGTTCACCTCAATCAGGTTCGAGATGAAGTAGGCATTGACTGTGTTGGAAACCAGCAGCGCCCCAAGCGTGGCGCCGGTTGCCGTCTCTCTAAAATCGTAGTTGTTCTTTCCGGTGATCTGCCTGCACTCAAGCACGGAGAACCGCGCGCGGCTCCCGTTGCCGACGATCTGGCACTCGTAGGCGGTGCAGTTATCGATCCGCCCGCGAGTCACTGTGTCGTAAGTGACCGCCTCGTCATCTATGTCCCTGAAGGTGCAATCGACCGTATCGACTTGCTCGCAGTTGATCACTAACAGGCCGCGATACTCGCCGGCGGTTTTCTCCATGCGCTCGATACGCACCCGCTTCGCGTAGGTAACTTGCGCCTGATTGCAATCTTCGAGCGTTGCGCCAACTACCTCGATGTGCTCTGGGATGTTCCCGGCAGTGCCGCCGATGAAAAATCCGTTGTAACTCGGGCTTGAGTTGGCCCCCTTGATCTTGCCGGGACCTACTTTGATCCACGACGGGACGAACGTAGAGAACGCTGGTTCGTAAGCGATCACGAACCCGTGAGACAACGGGTCTTCGATCTGGTACCCGCGAACTTGGCAGTTCTTCGGCCCAACGATGCCGAAGCCGCGCCCGCGTGAGCCAACAGACTTCACGAACTCGTACACCACGTCCTCAACCTGCCCGGCTGGGTCACCAGCGTAGGACACAATCGCTGCCGTGTCGTCGCCCGTGTTGTAGCCGTTGATCGAATTTACGCGAACATTTTTCGAGCCGTTTGTGGTGTGCAGCCCATCCGCCATCGTGTTCTGGATGAACACTTCTCCGCCACGGACACGCTGCGAATTGGTGATGAAAATTCCAACGGTGTTGGAGCCGTCCACGTGGATGTTATCGAAAGCAACATCAGTGCATCCACGAATGAGCAGCCGCGCATTTTCTTCGTTGTTCTTGCGCTCGTTGGCATCACATTCGAAGGCAAGGTCGAAGAATCCGCACCCCGTGAGGTTGTTGGCGATCAGCGCCGAAGGTTGGCCGTCCGCGAAGGACGCCGAATAGAGAATCGACGACGCGCCGCGCCCGTGTAGGTGCACGTGCGATTGCGCCGTGAGCCCGCCGCGGTAGAGATACCGGCCAGCGGGGACCAGTAGTGAACCCTCGCCGCGAACGAGGCAATTTTCATAGGCCGCGTCGATGGCCGCTTGGTTGTCGGTGCCGTACACACACTTCGCAGCCGACACCGTGGCCGTGGCTGAAACACTCAACTGCACGCGCGTGGCGCTCACCCTCGCGAGGCAGGTACCCACGAGCGGGTCAGATGTTGAGCCGTCCGCGCCGACGACGACGAACCACTTGCCCACCACGTCCGCCGTGAAGCCAGCCGAAGCGGAGTTAAGCAAATCCGTGCCTGAAGTCATCGCCGCATCGGTGAGAACCACGGCATCAGCGAGAGCGCCAAAGTCCAAGATGGAACGGAACTCGCCCAGCTTCTCGGCAAGGATTCGCGGGATGGCTGGGGTGAAGCTAGGCATATGCGATGGTCACCGTTCCATCCGTGGATTCCGTGATGAGAGCACCCACATCCGGCCCGATCCTCGAAATCTCCACAAGCCGCTCAAGCGGACCAGCGAGGCGCAAGCCGAACGGCAGATCGCTGGTGCAATTCACCGTATGGCGAAAGAAGTCGTCTTCTGCCGCAAAGGTCCACGCGCTATCAATCGACTCCACCTTGAACAGTCCCGCCAGCGCACTCGGGCCGTCCGTTAGGTCGATGGAGATGAGCATGCCGGGGTCCAGGTCGTCCGAGTTGCGCTCGACGTAGCTATCGGTGTCAAAGGTCACCTCGGTCGGGATGCTGCCGAACTGTGCGAGCAAGCCATTGCCGCGCGACTCTAGCCCCGCTCGCGTGTCAATGTAGCGGTCCTCGTGGATGGCTTCGATGAGGCCGGAATCACCCTGAATCGCGGCGCGCGCTGCGATCTGCGCGCTGTCCTGCGTCATGTACGTGTTGTTGAAGCGAACGCGGTACGTGGCCTCAAGCGCGAGTCCTGTTGATGGCGCCGATGGCGGGATGTAGTGCAGCCCCCAGCCCTCCACGTCGTAGTAGATGTCCTTGCCGGTGTCGATGCCGAATCGCCCAACGGTCAGCGGCGAGCCGTCGAGCGTGACCGTGGGCGCGCCCTCAAACGGGCCGTCGAACTGGAAGAAATCGCGCGTTGCGCCATCTGCCGTCCATGACTTCGTCAGTTCGCCGCTCGTGGTGTACTCTGTCCGCACGTACTGGCGGTTGCGGTAGTCGCCCATGCTCTTGCGAATTGAGATATCGCGCCAGTTGCGCGAGTTCCATGTCAGCGAGAACGGGGCTGGATTGACGGGCGAGGTGGCCAGCGGGCCGAAGTGCAGGGCTTTGTAGTAGTCGATCCAGAAAATGTAGCCCGTTTCGGTCGAGAGCTTGCGAAACCACTCAGTCACGGGGCGCATGCCGTCTTGCAGGCGGGCGGTGAGCAATGGCGTGGAGGCGATGTACCCCAGCGTGATTCCGTCGCCCGCGAGCTTGGCATTGTAGATCGTCTCGACCACGGTGTTAAAGGCGGTACCCTCCGGGAAAGAGCCGGCGTACAGCCGCCAATCCAGTAGCCGCGAGTAGTCCACGCACGAGATGCTGTACATGATCCCGGATTGGTTGCCGGGTACGTACTTCTCCCTGACTTCTTCGACGTAGCCGCCGAACATCGCCCGCCGCCCCTCGATGAAGATGGGCTGGCCAGCCACGGGACGCCACGAGCCCTCGGTTTCGACCAGCTCTGCGCTCATTGTGGATCGCCCGTTGAGAGAGCGCCGGATGCGCACACTGTCGATCCTGGTTTTATTGGTGCGGTCCTCTGCGCCAATCGTGAGCGTGATTTGGTTAGCGGAGATTGCGGGTTACCTCGGCCATGGCGTAGTCAATCGTGTCGCGGCTCGCGGGGCCGTAGAAATTGAGCGTGATGTTGCCACGCGCAATGCTGCCATCCCCGCGCAATAGCGGGTTGGTTTCGTTGCGCACCACGTCAATGAGCGTGCCGAGTCGCTCCCACACGTCATGGATGCGCCAAGCGTGGTCGTTGAGTAGCTGCATTTCTAGGCCGCGAATCACGGGTAGTTCAGCGAGGAAAAGGTTCTGCGCGCGCTCGACCAACTCTTTCAGGTGGATCTGCGAGAACCGAGTCTCGTGCTCGATCAGGTCAAGGGATTTGTTCATGCCGGCCATCTGGAAATTGCCGACGATAGAGGAAACTGCCGTAGCTACGCCAGAGATGGCATTGACGATGCCGAGCACGCCAGACGAGGCCGAAGACGCAGCGCCGCCGCTTGAGGGCGCGCTGCTCAAGTCCCCGGCGGTCTGCGTGGCGTTGGCCGCTGCGCCAACAGCGGAGCCTCCGCCAGCGGTGAAGATGTCCTTGAGTTCCTTGCCGATCTCCTTGGCCTGCCCCAGGACGCCGCCTAGCCCCTTGCCTGAGATGAGGTCCGACAGCACGCCCGTGATGAACTCGCTAATGGCCTTGGTCGCGGGCTCGATAAACAGGCTGGTCGTCGCCTCGCCAAGCGACTTCAGCAGATTCTTGCCTTTCTCTCCCCAGGACATGTCGCCATCCCAAAGCGACTTGCCGATGTCCTGCGCAAAGTTCGTGATGACCGTGGAAACAGAGTTGCGGAAATCCCCCCAGCGGTTCGCCTGCTCGTCGAGCCCCTTGGACGTGGACTTGTTCGCCTGACCCATGAGCGAGTCAATCTCGGCGGGGATCTCTTCGCCCGCCGCCTTCGCCGCCTTGATCGCCGCGTCGGCCCATTGGCCAAATGCTTGCTCAAGCTCGTAAGCCGTCGCCTTGCCGCTGTCGCGGATGCGCTCGTAGTCCTTGAGGTGCTGATCCGCCATCCTTTTGAGGTCGGCGGTGCTGGTGACCCCAAGCCGTTTGTACGACTCGACAAGCTCATCGTTCGTCTTGATCGCGGCGCGCACCGAGGCAGGGATGCGATCGGTCAACGGGACGATGATATCGACCGTCTTCAGCGACTCCTGCCGCATCCGCTCGTGAGACTTGCTGTAGTCGAGCGAAAGCTCAAGCGTGCTCTGCTTTAGCCGCTCGCCCGCGTCGCGCCATTTGTTGTACGCTTCCTCGTTGTCTCGCGCCTGCTTCTTGGCCGTCTCCGACTCGCGGCCAAGCCGCCTCAGCGCTTCCTCGTGCGCCTTCGTTCCTTGCTCTGCCGCAAGGATGGCCTTCATTTCCTTCTCGACCGCTTCAGCGAAGCTCAGCGTGTGCTTGCCCGTGGCCTTGGCCTGCGTGCCAACGCCAGCAATCGCAGCGGCGAGATCCTTGTTGCCCTTTACGGCAACCTTCACGGTGCCCGCGCCCTTGTCGAGCACGCCGAAGGAAATGCTGTTCTCCTTTGTCGCCTTCTTTAGCGCGTCAATATACTCGGTTACCGACTTGCCAGCCGCGTCTACCTGCACCTGCTGAACGCCGATTTGCCGATTGTGCTGAGCAATCGCATTCTCAAGAACCTTGATCGTGGTGGCTTGATCTTCGTTCGCTTTCTTGCCAGCCTGAAGCGCCGTTTCGAGCTTGCGGATTTCGGCGTCCAGTTGGCCAATCTCGGAGATGGCTTTGTAGATCGCCCAGCCGGCCACGGCAGCGCCGAAAGCAATGGCCAACGGGCCAGCCGCGGCGAGCGCCGCGGTCAAGCCAGCGCCACCAGCGACGCCAATGGAGGCCGTCAGCGAAGTCACCGCGGCGCCTACTGTCGAGAACGCCTGAATCATGCCGCCAACAGCCAGCACGACGGGGCCGAACGCGGCCGCCGCCGCGGCAAGGCTGATAGCCACCGTTTTGATCGTCGGGTCAAGACTCGCAAACCACTTCGCCGCATCGCCCAGCGCGGCCACGAGCGGATGGATGGATTGCAACAGGGCGTTGACGGTCGGCAGTAGCGCGGTGCCAATCTCGATGGCCGTCACTTTGAGCTCAGCGGTCACGCGCTCGAATGCGCGCGCCGAACTCTTCTCGATCTCATCGAAGGCAGCGCCCGCGGCGCCCGTCGAGTTGCGCAGCGAGTCAAGGTGGCCGCGCGCGATCACGGTTTTGTCGCCCGTCAGGCCGAGCACCGCGCCCAAGCCTTCCACGCGCCCGATGGCCTTGGTGAGAACTTCGACGTTGCCGCCCGCCGCCACCTGGAGCGTTTCTAGTGCGCCGTGCAGCCCTCTTGCGCCGATGAGTGCCTGGCCGCTCGAAAAGCCCGTCTGCGCCAACAGTGCGTTCATGTCCTTGTTGGGCGTGATGATGCCCACCATGGCCGAACGCAACGAGGTCATCGCCTCGGAAACTGAATAGCCCTGCGAGGTGAGCGTGGCCGCTGCCGCCAACAGATCCTTGAAGCCGATGCCAAGCTGAGCGGCAAGCGGGGTAGCAATCGAAATCGAAGACGCCAACTGCTCAAAGCTGAACTTGCCAAGGTTCACGCTCTGAAACATCGCGTCCGAGACTTCGCGCGCCTTGCCAAACTCGAGGCCGTAGGAGTTGATGATGCTGGTGAGCCCATCAACGGCCACTTTCGTGTCGGTGACGCCAGCGACCGCGGCCTTTGAGGCGACGGCCAAGAACTCCACCGCATTCTCTTTGGGCACGCCAGCGGAGATGGCCTCGTATAGCGCCGATGCAGCCTTGGTCGCGTCGATGCCCATCGAGCGAGAGAGCGCCAGCACGTTCCCGGAAAGCTTCTCGAACTCGGCATTGGTAGAGGTGCCGAGCAAGGAAGTGACCTTGCGCATCTCAAGTTCAAAATCCTTGGCGAACGACGTCACCGCCGCGCCCGCGCCCACGAGCGGGAGCGTGATGCCGGCCGTCATGGCCGTGCCGAGCGTGGTCAGGTTGCTGCCGAGACGTTCGAAGCCAGAGAACGCTTTTTGGGCGTCCCGATCAATGGTGTTGAGTTGCTGTGAGACGGTGCCCATAGCACGCTCAAAGCCATCGATCTTGGCTCCGACTTCGACAAAGATTGCAGGTAGCGCCATCTGTTATTTGTTGGTCCGACCGTAGAACTCGAAGCGCATTTCCATCGTCTTGGCCATCATTTCTTCGTGGCTAAGCCCGCGCTTCTTTTGGGCTTTCTTGGTCAGCGGGTTGAAAAAGTCCTTCCACCCGAGCACTTTGCTCTTTTTGTTGGTGCGGGCCGCGTTCCATGTCGTAGCGGCGAGCGTGCCAAATCGCTGGCTCCACACATCCTCTCGCTCGAAGAAGGCATCCAGGATGGCATCTGTTTCGCGCGGCGATAGCGCCCAGAACTCTTCGAGCGGGCCGATGTTTACTCGCCAGAATCCGATGAGCCGGACCCATTGCTCGATTGGGTCGCGGCCTTCGTAGGGCGGTGCTTTTCGTTGCGCGGGTCGGCCTTATTGCGTCCCGCCCATTCCTTGTTGATGTCGTCCATGAGCCCGGTAAGCAGCTCAAAATCCGCCAACGGCAGAAGCTCAAGGAAAGCTTCTTCGGTCAGGCCCGACTTGTCGGCGAGCGCGTGCCACAGGAACTCGCATGGCCCGATGCTCTTACCCGCTTGCGTGGCGCGGGCGATGCCAAGAAACTGCGCATTGGTGAGGCGGAACTCGCGTTCCGCCCCATCCAACGTTACGAACGTGATCGGCGTAGGGGTGTTCATGTTACGCCAACAGCGAAGCGCCTTCCTCCTGGAACATCAGGTTCTGGTTGTACTGCACCGTCACATTGATTTCCTTGAGGCCGTCGATGGGGGCGGTGAGATCCCACAGCGATACGCGGCCCTGGAATTGGTAGGCGATGAAGGTCGAAGTGGCGAGCGTGGGGTCCACGGGCACCTCAACGCGGAACCAGTAAACCGCCTGAGAGACTTCGAGCGCCTTGAGTTGCATGTGGACGCTGCCCGCGTCCAAGTTGGCGCGCAGCGTAAACTCCAGATCGCGCACGTCAGCGAGGCCGGGGATATACGAGCGCTCGCCGGCCGCGCCGTGCACGTCGGCACTCACGCGGTCGCGCTCGCGGTTGGGAAGCTGACCCACGTCCCGGATTTCGGGGATGGTGGTCCAGGTTTGGGGGGAGCCGGAGGCAAAGCCGATTTTCACTCCCGAGCCGAGTTGTCCGCCAGAAGGCATGATTGATCTCCTATCCAGTAATCAGAAATTCGACCGGGAGCATTGCATACTCGCGATCTTGGCTCACAATTTCCGGACCCGACGCCCGGTAGTGAAAGTTGAAGCCGCCCTTGTTGCCGTCGAACACGTCGATCAGCTTGCGGCGAATGGTGTCAGCGGTTGAGTGGGCCGTGTTCCCGTTCGTGTGAATGGAAAACTGCCACGTGCCGTACTCCAGGGCATCCGCTGCGCCTTCCGCAATCGTGCGGTAGCGCTCATCGTAGACCCGCGTGAAAACCACATAGGGAAAGGCGATGTTTTGGTACAGGCCGCCTGGCTTGAAGCGAGCGGCGGGAACCAGTGCCGTGGCGCTGGAATCAGCGGACCACAGCGAGAAGATTTTTTCAGCGACCGTCATTGGATGCCATGCTCTTCCACTAGCTCTCTGGCGTCTGCCGAGTTATGAATAACGAGCACGGAGCCATCGGGCTCCCATTTATCCTTGGGGCCGCACCAGCAGATCAGGCCATCGAGCAAGTGCTCCCGGATGTCGTTCACTGGAACGATATGGTAGGTGCCCATCATCGATACTTCTTCACGATTCCGGCGATGCCATCAGCGAAGATCTCGCGCACCTTGGCGCGGTTGGCTTGGATGGCTGGCCGCATGAACAGTTGCGGGCCTGCCGGATGCGGTCCGGCGTGGCCAAACTCGACCAACTGACCATGCGGCGCGATCTCATGATTCACGCCCACGATGGCGCTCGCCTTGCGCGGGTTGCCACGGTCAGCGAAGATTGCCCGCCGAAGTGCTCCAGTCTTGACCGGAGCCCGCTGCTTTGCCTCCACGCGGATCACTTCAGCGGCATCGCGGGCGATCTCTTTGATCTCCGCGCCAGCCTTGCGCGCGTCTCCAGCGATATCGCGCACCAGTAGCGCGAGTTCTGCCTTCAGCTCAGGCAGTTTCCGAAAGGTTTGGTTAACGCGACGAGCCATCTAGGCGGTGTATTCAGAGGCGAGCAAAACAAGTGATCTGCGCTGCTGCGTGGGGTCTTCGCAATCGAGGATGTTTAGCCGCCGCGTGCCCCACTGAATGAAGTCTTCGCGCTGCGGGGTGAAACTACCGAGCGGGCTATCGATCAAAACGCGAAACTTGGCCTCCGCGAACCGCTGCGCCGCAATCTGCAACTCGCGGCCCGTCAGGGCCTCCATCTGCGCCCACGCCGCGCCGATCTCGACGTTCGTTACCACGTCCTCGCCGCTCGCGTTTTGTGACGCGACGGTCGGGCGGTAGAACGTCAAACGAGTACGGCGCTGGCCTGCTGGCATCTTTCAACTCCGAACAGATTCAGGCTCTTGAAC